GACCCGCAAGCCGTCCATCAAGCCCAAGGAAGTTTTCAGCCGCGACGCAGACGGCAATAAAATCGTGGTTGACGCGAAAGGAAAACGCGTCTATTCAAAAAAGTGGGCCGAGGTGAAAATTGGCAAAGGAAAAAAGGCCAAAATCGAAAAGGTGGAAGTGGACAACTTGGACAAGCCGCGCCAGTCCGGCGACGAGACCAAAGGATGGTTAGTCAAGTCCCATATTGAGACCCCGGATGAATACGGTGACCGGCTTTATCTGGATGCGCTGGCCCGGCCTGCGTTTTACTTTGTGCGCAAAGACATTCCGATCCTGGACAAGGAGGTTGAGGACTTTGAACGGCAGCGGTTGGCAATGGTTAAAATGATAGTTCATTTTAGGGAGCATGAATGGAACGGGCCGCAGTTTGACGATACCGGCAACCATGACCGGCGCGATCCCCAAGCATGGCCGCGCCATGTCTCCTGTGACACTTGCGACTTCTGCGACTTCAAATCTTTCTGCCTGCAAAACATTTCGGTGGACTTGGATAGTCCGCCGGGCGGATATGAAATCAAACCGTTCAATCCAGAACTAAACACCGAGTTGGAAAATACTGCAAGGGCACCAATATGAAATACACCATCAGACTCACCGAGCGGCTCCGCTGCAAGCAAAAAGAGCCGTCCTACTCGGTTCACGCCGCAAGCTGGCCGGCCTTCGTTGAAAAAATTAAAACTGTTTATTCCAGTTTTAGAATCACCTTCACAAAAAACAAGGCGCGGATAAATGAAGGCGCAACCCAAACAAAAATAACCTGGGAGCAGACGACATGAGCGCGCCGCCCATCCGCCCGTCCGGCAACCGACCGCCTCCGGCTCCGGTCAAACAACAAAGCCTGTCCAAGGTTGTATTCGGCCAAATCCCTGCGAGCAAGGGCCAGCGCATTGTCCTTTACGGAACCGGTGGAATTGGAAAGTCCACGCTTGCCTGCCTTGCACCCGGCCCGGTGGCCTTTCTTGACGCCGACGAGTCGCTGGCCATCTTGAAGACTCAACTAGTCGAGCAGGATATTCCGCTGCCAATCCTAATCCCGGCCAATGATTGGAAGTCCGCGCAGGCCGCGCTCCAGGCCGACGGCTACGACAAGGTCAAGACCATCGTCATTGACACCGCTACCAAGCTGGAAGAATGGAGCGTTGCCCACACAATTGCAACGGTCAAGCATGAAAAAGGAAACGCGGTAACTTCGATTGAAGGCTATGGATTTGGGAAGGGCTTTCAACATAATTTTGAAACATTCATGAAGCTGCTGGCGGAACTTGACCGGCACATTCGGGCGGGCCGGAATGTGATTCTAATTGCGCACGAATGCACCAGCAACGTGCCGAATCCGCGCGGCGAGGATTGGACCCGCTACGAGCCACGGCTCCAATCACCAAAGAGCGGAACGGCGTCAATCCGGGCGCGGCTAAAAGAGTGGGCCGACCACGTCTTGTTCCTTGGCTACGATGTGGCCGTCAAGGACGGCAAGGCGCAAGGCTCTGGAACGCGGACACTCTACACGGCGGAGCTTCCATTCTGCATGGCCAAGAGCCGGACAACCAACGAGCAAATAGACATCACCCTTGGCGAGTCGCCGTGGGACAGAATCATCAAATAATTTCGGTAAATAAACAACAAACAAAGAAAGGTAAAACAAATGAATGAAAAAGTATTCCCAAAATCCGGGAAGCATACGGCGCGGCGCAGTGAGGCCACGGTTATTTTCGAGACAACCACCGGCGGACTCGCGGCGGCAATCATGTGTGAAATCATCGGCGGCGACGTGGCTTTCAGCTTCCGCCATAACGTCACGCTAATATCCGGTGACGGCTCGCCGCAGCAGAAAAGCATTGAAGCGCTGAAAACCATCTGGCCGGAGTTCGACGGCGTGAACGTGTTTCAACTGGAGGACATTGCGCTGGCCGAGGAGGGTGTGGCGGAATTTGAATTGTCCGACTGTTTCGTGAACAATTCCTACATTCCGGCGGGCGAGTCGGAGCCGGTGGAGCAGTTCAAGTCCCGGTGGCTGAATCCAATCGGCGGCGGCATGAACAAGCCTTCACAGATCGAAGACCGCAAGTCGGTTATCAACAAATGGTCCAGCAAACTGAAGGCGATCAATAAGTCTGCCACCACACCGGCCAAGGCTTCGGTGGAAGAAAAACCGGGCAAGAAAACGTCCTCGCCACCGGCCAAGGCGGCAGCCAAGGCTCCTCCGTCCCGCAAGACAACCGGCGTGCAGGCGCGGACTTCCACGCAGGAAGAGGTCTGGAATGCGCTGGCTGAGGCAAACCCGGATGAAGACGAGGCGGCACTGGGCAAAAAGTATTACGCCGTGCTGGACGAGCTGTTCAATGGTGAGGCCGATCTTACTCCGGTGCAGTGGGGTGCGGTGGCCGACAAGCTGGAAGTTTAATTTGGCCGGTTTGATTGCCCGGCCTGAAAGTCCAGGTTTCTCATAGTCGCCTGGTCAAGTTCGCAGAGCTTGGGAAAACTGCGGCCAATTTTTTATGAACAAACTTACCACCACGGAGTCCGCCCGGCTCGACAAGCTGGAAAAAATAATCAAGGCCGGTGAACGAACCTTTATCGAGGTCGGTGACGCGCTGACCGAGATACGGGACAAAAAACTTTACCGTTCCGACCATTCAACATTTGAAAAATACTGCGCAGTTGTTTGGGGTTGGGGCGCGTCGCGCGGAAGACAGCTTTGCATCGCCGCCGCCGTGGCGGGTGAAATAAAAAGCGTTACAAAAGTAACGCTTTCGAATGAGGCCGCCGCCCGCGCCGTGGCCAAGCTTCCACCGCCGCGACGCGCCGAGGTCGTGCGGGAAATAGCCGATTCTGGCCGGATTGTAACCGCTAAAGAGGTGGCTAAAGCCGCCGGAAAGCCGCCTGCACGCCCCGTGGCGGCCATTTTGGACGGAACCGGCCTTCCGATACCAAAAGAGGTGTTGCCGTTGTGGAACCGCTTGCCGGAGGTGCAGGAGCTGCTGACTATGGCCAGCGTAATTATTGGCGCGCTCGGAAAGGCCCAAGAGGATGAGGACATTTTATTTTCCGAGGTTGACTTCACCGATTGCATAGCACATTTGAAGCAAGCCTATGCCGACATCAAGTGCGCCAAACCATTTGCCGTCTGTCCGTCCTGCGCCGGCAAGCTGCCCAAAGATTGCGCGACCTGCACGGGCCGCGGCTTTGTAAGTGGGTTCTACTGGAAGCATAATGTGCCGGAGGATTTGAAAATAACCACGGGAAGGAAATGAAAGCCGTAAAAATTACCACGGGACTTTTTAGGTTGGATCTGGAATCTGAAGAGATTGTCAATTTTTACCTTAACGAGGACGGCCTTATGATAAAACGGTCTGTTCATAAGGACGATTTTATTTCCTATCACGACCTGCTGGCCAAGGCGGAAAATCAACTGACCCTTCCAATTCCATGAGCAAGAGTTCACCAACAAAACGGTCACTGGACGCGCTTCGCGCCGATGGGTGGGAATGTGCCATCGTTGAACGCTGGAATGCATTTGCCAAAATTCGGCAAGACCTTTTTGGCTTTATTGACATCCTTTGCATGTGTCCGCACCGTGGAATTATGGGTGTTCAAACAACCGTGGCCGGCAGTATGAACAAGCGAATCCTGAAAATAGCGGCGGAGCCGAGGTCAAAGAAATTCCTCGCCGCCGGCGGGCAGATAATTGTCCACGGCTGGAAAAAACGGACGCGGAACGATCCGCCGGGAAAGGAGAAATGGTTCTGCAAACAGGAAAGGGTGGTATGAATCTGCGACCTTATCAAAAAGAAGCGGATCAACTAACCATCCAGGCATGGGCTGATGGAAATCGTTCTGCATTAGTGGTCATGCCCACGGGAACAGGCAAGACAATTCTTTTTGCATCCGTAATCAGACGCCTCTTTCCGAAACGGGCGATGGTCTTGGCGCACCGACAGGAGTTGATCTGGCAGGCGCGAGATAAGATTCAACGCGTGACCGGGCTGACCGTAGATGTTGAGATGGGCGAATACAAATCCCGCGTTGACGGTGACCTTTTGCATCCCAAGGCGTCGGTCATTGTATCTACAGTTCAGACTCATTGCGCCGGTGGCGACGGCGCGGGCCGGATTGGAAAGTTTGACCCGAAGGATTTTGGCCTGTTGATAATTGACGAGGCGCATCATGCCACGTCACCGTCCTACCGGAGGATCATTGACTATTACCAATCCAATCCAAACTTGGTCGTCCTTGGTGTAACCGCCACGCCAGACCGGGCCGACGAGCAGGCGTTGGGCCAGGTGTTCAACACCGTGGCCTATGACTATGAAACCCTGGACGCGATCAAGGATGGATGGCTGGTGCCGATAGAACAGCAGATGGTCAGCGTGGAAGGCCTGGATTTTTCATCGGTGAGGACAACCGCCGGAGACTTGAACGGAGCCGACCTGGCCGCGATAATGGAGTCGGAAAAAAATCTTCACGGGATAGCATCTTCGACCATTGCCATCGCGGGCGCGCGGCGAGGAATTGGATTTGCATCCTCGGTGAACCACGCGCGCATCCTTTCCGAAATCTTCAACCGGCACAGGCCGGGCATGTCAAATTTTGTATGCGCCGGAACCGACAAGGATGAACGCAAAAAAATCGTGGCCGACTTCGCCGCTGGAAAGGTTCAGTGGCTTTGGAACTGCGGCGTTTTCATGGAGGGGTTTGACGACTCCGGCGTGGAAATCATATCCATGGGGCGGCCAACCAAGTCGCGCGCCTTGTATGCCCAGATGGCTGGGCGGTCAACCCGCCCGCATGAATCAATTGCGAACAGATTAAATGATTGCCATGTGCCCGCGCTCCGCCGGATGATGATCGCCCGCAGTATCAAGCCATCGTGCTTGATAATTGATTTTGTTGGAAACTCCGGCAGGCATAAGTTGATCTCCACCGCAGACATCCTGGGCGGGAACTTGTCAGAGGAGGCGGCAACAAATGCGGCCATTGAAGCCCGGCGGAACGGAAAACCAATGCGGATGGACGAGCTGATTGAAGACGAGGAGGACAAGATTCAAGAGATGAAGCAGCGGCGGCTGGAGCAAGAGGCCCGCCGCGCCCGGTTGGTTGGAAAAGCATCCTACAAGACAAAGTCAATAAATCCGTTTGACATCCTGGCCATCAAGCCGGTTGTTTCGCGCGGATGGGACGAGGGCAGGCAAGTT